TAAATGATTTTAATAGGTTTTGGAAAGTATACCCTAAAAAAGATAAAAAAGGTGAAGCATTAAAATCATGGACAACTCTATCAAATAAAAAAGATAGGCCAACCCTAAAAACAATCATGTTTGCTATTCGTGATCAGAAACGAACAGAACGATGGAGTAACCCACAATTTATTCCTTTAGCTTCTACTTGGATTAATCAAACCCGCTGGATAGATGATCCAAAAGAAATGAAAATCTTTAAAAGACAGGAACAGGAGAAACCCCACCCAAATACAATAGGGTATCGGGAACCTAATAAAAAATACAGAGACGCAGACAGACACGTTTAAATCAAATAAAAATGAAACCTCTTATTTTAGTTGGTTGTGAAAGAAGTCAAAAAATTTGTATAGCTTTTCGTAAAAAAGGTTATGAAGCATATTCAAATGATATTGAACCTTGTTATGGTAATCATCCTGAATGGCATTTACAGATGGATATATTTGAAGCAATAAAACTTAAAAAATGGGATTTAGGTATATTTCATCCACCTTGTGATTTTTTAACAGTTTCTGGTAATCGTTGGTTTTTTGAAACGGGGAAAGTAAAAGAAGGAACTATTGTGGGGAAAGAACGGGAAAAAGAACGGGAAAAAGCTATTAAATTTTTTATTAAATTGTGGAATTGTAATATACCCCATTTAGCTATTGAAAATCCAATTGGAATAATGAGTACTGTTTTTAAATTACCAACACAAATAATTCAACCGTATGAATTTGGACACCCTGAAACAAAAGCAACATGTCTGTGGTTAAAAAATCTTCCAAGATTGAAAGGAACAAATAATGTATTTTTTGAAATGCAAAAATTACCGGAAAAAGAAAAACATAGAATTCATTATATGGGTGGAAATCATAAAAAAGAACGCTCTGAAACCTATGAAGGTATTGCAGAAGCAATAGCAATTCAATGGGGAGAAGCATTAAAAAATAATTATAAAGATCAAAAAACTTTATTTTAAGATAAATAAAATAGAATGAGAACCAAAGAACAATGGGAAGAAAGAATCCGTGAAACTTTCCTAAAACAATTCTCACCACGGATTCAACGAGACCTAAAATTAATTCCTGAACCAGAAAACCTACCAGAAGAAGTTCAAAGTAGTTTTATCACAGGGGAAGCAGGAACAGGTAAAACTATTTATTCTTGCTGGTTAATGCTACGGGAACAAAGAAACTTGTACCTACAGGCAATGAATGCAGATTGTGAGTTTATCTCAGTTCCGGTATTGCTACAGAAAATAAAAGCCTCGTTTGATACACCAGAGGTTTCAGAACATCAGATTTTGGAGCATTATTCTACGGTTCATTTGCTTGTGTTGGATGACCTTGGAACAAATAAATTCACTGATTGGGCATTTCAAACACTTTACCTGATAATAAACAATCGGTATGAGAACTTAAAAAAGACAATCATAACTTCTAACCTAACTTTGGAACAGTTAGCAAAAACACTTGGTGATGATCGTATCACGAGTAGGATTGAGAGAATGTGTGAAATAGTAATTAAAGATAATTGGAAATGAAAATACAAGTAACAATCACTACCATTTTAGATGATAAATTGTGGGGTTTTTCAGATTTATTAGAAGAAAGAAGTATAAACGAAGAGACCACTAAAGAAATTTTAGAATTATTAAATGAAGATATTTCAGAAGTTTTATCAGAAGCTACTTGGAAAATTGAAACTTTATAATTTATGCCTGAACAACAAAACATAGAACGGTTAATCATCATCGGGATGATTTCCCAAACGGAATTCCTAAAAGAGATTCGGGAAATCTATTCCGTGAACCTAATTGAATCAGTTTCTGCTAAAAGAATAGCGACTTGGTGTATTGAATACTTTGATCAGTACAACAAAGCGCCTGACCAGGATATTGAAGGAATTTATTTTGAGAAAATTAAAAACCTTCCAAAAGAATTGGTTGAGGATATTTCTGGTGTGCTTTCCGATCTGTCAGAAGAAGCAGAAGACAAGCCAGCAGACCTAACCTACTTGATTGATCAAACGAGGAAAAGGTTTACGGAAAGACATTTATTCCTTCATCAGGAAAAAATACAGAACCTACTCCTAAAAGGTAAGGTAAAAGAAGCAGCTATTTTAGCTACAAGTTTTAAACCTTTAACGACTACAAAAGACAATTCTATTTGTTTTGCGGATGAAGGAACACTAGAAGTCGTTAGAAAGGCATTTACAGAAGCTTCTGAGCCTTTATTACATTTTCCTAAACAATTAGGTAAGTTCTTAGATCACTTCTTTATTCCGGCTAGTTTGATAGGCATAATGGGTGCATCAAAACGAGGTAAAACATTCCTACTTTTATTTATTGCTGAATTAGCTTTATTAATGGGAAAAACTGTTGCTTTCTTCCAAGCTGGTGATATGTCGGAAAATCAACAGGTAAGAAGGTTTTGTATTTTTGCAGCAAAGCGATCTGACAAAGCAAAATATTGTGAAGAACATTTTCAACCTATGCGTGATTGTATTCATAACCAACGGGACACCTGTAATAAAAAAGAACGGGAATGTTCCTTTGGTGTTTTTGAATCTCTCACTGAATCTCAAATAAGGGATGAAATAACAATTGATCAATTAAAAGAAGCGTATAATGAAAATCCGACCTATACCCCTTGTTGGAATTGTTTAGAATACCAAGATAATAAATGGGGGTCTGTGTGGATTCAAAAAATACCTAAAGTAAAACCAATAGAAGTTAAGGAAGCTGAAAAAATATTTAAAAAACACTATATTGATCGTAAAAAACAATTAAGACTTAGTTCTCACCCGAATGGTACCTTGACAAAAAAGGGTATTGATAATAAATTGGATTATTGGGAAAAGAAATACAATTTTATTCCCGAAATTATTTTAATTGATTATGCTGAGTTATTGGAAGTAGAAGAAAAAATGGAAGAACGGGCAAAACAAAATACAATTTGGAAACAATTGAGAAACCTTTCACAAACACCTCGAGGGGAACAAAAGATTCTACCTTGTGTAATTGCACCAACACAAACAGATGCAAATTCTTATGAAGTTAATTTATTGAGACGTAAAAACTTTTCAGAAGATAAACGAAAATATGATCATTGTACTGTTATGATAGGATTAAATGGTGACCCAAAAGGTAGGGAAAAAGCTATTGGAATAATGCGATTTAATATTATTTTAGCACGTGATGAAGATTTTGATGAAAATCAAGTTTGTTATGTATTACAGAACCTACGACGGGGGCAACCAATCCTATCAAGTTACTTTTAATTTTTTTTAAAAAATATGGAAAAACATTAGTTTTTTAAAAAAAGTATAGTTTACTTTACCACTGTATTTGAAACCCAGTAAAAATGGAGTTTCAAAAAAATTTAGTATATTAAAACAAAGAGTTATTAAATAACAATTTAAAATCAATTAAAAATGTCAAGTTTAGAAATGAAATCGCTGGTAAAAACAGCAAAAGAGTTAAACACAGTGATGTGTTTGGAACCTAAAATCAAATTAATCGGAGTATCAAAAGAAGACCTCGAAGAAGCTATCTCGGTAAATGCTGAGGACATTCATTGGGAGGATGGTGTTGATGAGGATGGAGATGCTTATGAAGCTGATTCTTTCTCGGATGAAACCCTCGCTGTATTGGATACCCTCGGAGTTGGTAACCCTGCTAACAAGGTGAAAAAAGCACCGAAGAAAACCAAAGCAGAAGAAATTGATGAAGCCGAAAACGAAGACAACGTTGTGAAAGCTCGTGCCGACAAGGATAAGGCTAAAAAAGCTGATACCGTTCCTGAAAAGAAAACTAGCAAAAAGACTGAACCCGAACCAGAGGATGAAGACGGTGAAGAAGCTGACCCAGAAGATTTGGCTGCCCGGTTACAGGTTGCAAAAAAGATGGATGACTTGAACGAGATTATTGCTGATTTCCCAGATGTGTTCACGAAGAAAGTGGTAAAAGGTTTGGCCGAATTTAAGAACCCTATCATGCTGAAAAAAGCCATGAAAGAAGCTGCCGGAATTGCCCCTGCTGAAAAGGTTGAGAAAGTGAAGAAAGAGAAAACTCACGTAGTTTCCCGTCCAGAAGCTGTTGGCTTAGCTTTAAAAGAAAACCCAAAATTGAAAAGTATAAATGAATGGGCAGAAGCTGCAAATGCTATCTACACTAAATCCGGTGGTGCTTCTGATGTACCAAGAATCAAAAGGACTATTATTATTGCCCAAATTATTTTTGAAACGGCTGAATTACCTTTCCCGGTAAAAAAATAATATGGAAACTTTTGATTTTAATACAATCAAAGATTTTGACAAACATATTGAGTTATCAATCCCAAATTATAAACACATCTGGGAATTGATAACTCAGTTGTCATCATACTTCATACTACCTGAAACCAATGTTTATGATATTGGTTGTTCTACTGGATTAGGTTTAAAACTACTGAATATCAATAATAATCAGAAAAACGTTCATTATTTTGGATATGACATTTCTGATAATTTATTACAGAATATTAGACAGACTAATAATTTCCATATTTTCAAAAAGGATATTACAGATCAAACCGTTCTTTTTGAGAATGCAAGTTTAATCCTTTCAATATTTACACTTCAATTTGTTGATATAAAGAAACGGTTAAATCTTTTGCAACGTATTTACAATGGTTTGAATTCAGGTGGTAGTTTAATTATTGCTGAAAAAATCTATGTTAATACCGGGGAATTTCAGGATATTTTTACATTTTCTTATTATGATTTTAAACGTAAATCTTTTACCGATTCTGAGATTTTACAGAAACAAGTTGATCTTCGTTACCAAATGAAACCCCTTTCAAATTCTGAAAATATAGAACTATTCCAAAAAGCTGGGTTTACTAAAATTGAATCATTTTTTCAATCCTTAAATTTTAAAGCATGGGTTTTGATAAAATAACTATCCCGTATTATTTACAGGATGTAAAAGATCGGAGTAAACAGGAGTTATTTAAAGTAGTTTCTATGTTTGCCGGGGGTGGTGGTTCATCTACTGGTTATCGTTTAGCTGGTGGAAAAGTTTTAGCTATCAATGAATTTATTCCAGCTGCTCAGGAATGTTATGCTAAAAATTACCCTGAAACCTACATTTTTAAAGAAGATATTCGAGAACTAACCGGAGAAATGATACTTAAAAAATTAGGGTTGAAATTGGGTGAACTTGATATTTTAGATGGTTCCCCTCCGTGTAGTTCATTTTCGGTTGCTGGAAAGCGTGAAAAAGGTTGGGGAAAAGAAAAAACCTATTCAGACACAACACAAAGAACGGATGATTTATTCTTTGAATTTGCAAGGATTTTAAAAGAGGTTCAACCACGTGTTTTTATATGTGAGAATGTAAAAGGGATTACGATTGGTCAGGCTAAATTTAAACTTGGAAATACTCAAAAAGGTTTGTTTGAAAATAAGGACAATTCTATTATTCAGGAGTTAACCAATTGTGGTTATAAAGTGAAATTTAAGGTTTTAAATGCTATGTATTATGGGGTTCCCCAACGAAGGGAACGAACTATTTTTATTGGTGTAAGAAACGATATTAAAAAAGAAATTACGTTCCCTGAAAAACAGTTTCCTATCATTACAGCTGGGCAGGCTTTTGGAGGGTTAAAAAAAGCTGATATTGACCCGGAATGTAATATTGAAAAATATGCTATTTATCAAGAATCTTTAAAACTAAGTGCCGGGGAACAATCAACTAAGTATTTCTCTTTATTAAAATTAAAATCTAATGAAGTTTCAGCAACAATAACAGCAACAAGCAGCACTCTGGGTGCTGCTTGTCCTATTCACTGGGATAACCGAAAATTATCGGTAAAAGAAACAATAAGGCTTTTTTCTTTCCCAGATGATTATTATTTAGGGGAAACTTATTCTCAAAAAATTGAACGATTAGGCAGGGCAGTCCCCCCATTTATGATGAAAGCAATTGCAGAACACGTATATAATACAATTCTAAAATAAAATGAACGTACAAAAAGAACAATTAAAAAAAGCCTTAGAAACGGTTAAACCGGGTCTGGCAGGCAAAGAGATTATTGAACAATCAACCTCGTTCGCTTTTATGGGTGACCGGGTAGTAACGTACAATGATGAGATAAGTATCTCACACCCGGTTGAGGGATTAAACCTTACAGGGGCAATCCGGGCAGAGGAACTCTACCAACTACTTTCAAAACTGAAACGTGAGGAAATTGAGGTGGAAATAACCGATACAGAAGTAATCCTATCAGCAGGTAAGATGAAAGCAGGGTTAATCCTACAATCAGAGATTAAACTGCCTTTAGATGAAATTGGTGAAATCAGTAAATGGAAATCCTTACCAGAAAACTTCTCAGAAGCTGTTCAGTTCGTTGCTTCATCCTGTTCCTCGGATATGTCACGTGCAATCCTTACCTGTGTGCACATCGTTGCAAATCAGTGTGAGGCATCGGATGCTTACCAGATAGCACAATTTCAATTCTCTTCTGGTTTACCTTCAAAAACAAACCTACTTATTCCTGCCAGTTCAATTCGTGAGGTTATTAAAATCAATCCTACAAAGATTGCAACAGGAACAGGATGGGTACATTTTAAGAATGAAGCTGGGACGGTTCTCAGTTGTAGGATTTTTGAGGATGAATTTCCTGATACCGGGGAACACATGGAAGTTGACGGAACTGAACTAACTTTTCCGAAAACAATTACCGAGATTCTCGACCGTGCATCTGTATTCTCAAAACAGGCTGTTTCTACGGATGAAACTATCACAATTACGCTTGCAAATAACCGGATGAAAATTGCCGGTAAATCTGATTCTGGTTGGTTTGAAGAAGAAGCAAATATTAAGTTCTCTGCTGAATCAACTTCATTTATGATAACACCTTCCCTGTTTCGGAATATCTTAAACCGTTCTAATTCCTGTGTACTTGGAAGTAGTAAGGTTAAATTTAGTGGAGAGAATTGGGATTTTATGGCATTATTAAAAGAGTAAATATGCGTGGTAAAGGACTTTTTGAAAAAAAGGAGCAAAAATCATTATTCACTGATTCCATTTCTTTTGAACACGTAACCAGCATTATTGGTTCAGGGTATGAAGAACTGGTAGCTAAATTAGCTATTGAAGATGGTGTTGCATACCGTGCTGCCAGAAAAAATATGCAAATCCACTCTGCTATAATTCTAAAGATCAATAATAAATTTAGTGGGTTCTTTACATTTCAGGTAAACCATGAAGCAAAAGAGTTTTGTCTACTTCAATCTGCTATGGACTTGAATAAAAAAGACAAAACTATTTATTCAAAAATGGTTAAAGAAATCATTGATCAAAATACATTTGGTTACCCAATGATTATGACTGTTTCAACAAAACATGATCTGGAATGCCCTTCTGTTTTTGAAGCAATAGGATTCAAAACCTATCTCGATTTAAGTGGGTATGCCTACATGGTTTATGGAACTTTAGATCAGGTACGAATGAAAAGACTTTGTCATGCAACGATGACAAATACTTGGACTTCAACTAAAGCCGATTGGCTTAAAATGAAAAAAGAGTGGAATGATCGGATTGAAGAAGCTGGAGAAAAACACGGGGTGAAAAACCCAAAATTTGCTTCTCGTGATGGTTGTTGGCAGGGACAAAATGGAATGTCAAATATTGTTCTATCAACTCAGAAAATTAATAAATCTGGGGTGGTTGAACATGAGAAGGGTAAATCCTTTAACGGGAATGCTTCTGTTTTAGACCCTGTAGCCTGTGAAGTTATTTTACGTATGTTTATGCCTACAAATGGAAAAAGTGTTTATAATCCTTTTGGTGGTGGTGTTCAGATGGGATTTATTACTGGTTGGTACGGATATGAATATTTAGCATCTGAAATACGGCAAAATCAGTGTGACGCAAATAACGCTATTTGTCAGGATTTTAAAAATGTTAAATGGGTAAAATCAGATAGTTCAACGTATAAACCAAAAAAGAAGTATGATCTTTGTTTCTCATGCCCACCTTATTATCAGGTTGAGGAATATTTGGATTATGATGGAAAAGCGCCCGAAGGTGAGTTAAATTCTATCCCAACTTATAATGAGTTCAGGAATACACTTTTTGAAGGTTACAAAAAAGCAATTAGTGTTTTAAATGATAATAGCTTCTTTGTAGTTATGACAGGTGATTCAAGGGATAAAAACGGAGCATATTACGGTTGTGAGGCTGAACATGAATTATTTTTCAGGGACCAGGGGTTACATATTTATAACAAAATTGTTTATCTGGAATGTGAATTCACAAGATTAGCCCATGCAAAAATCACTTTGAATTATCGTAAGTTTCCAAAAAGAGAACAAAAAATACTGGTATTCTACAAAGGTAATATGAATAAGATAAAGGAGTTATATCCACCAATTGGCCGTTTATAATGAGTTTATTCTATAATGATATTACCGATCGTAAATTCAATACTTGGTGTAACTATACACAGAGATTGGACACATACGGTTGTGGTTGTCAGCATGATTGTTCTTACTGTTACGCAAAAAGTTTACTTCATTTTAGAGGTTTGTGGGATAGTATTAATCCAAAAATCGCTACTTTTTGGGAAATAAAAAGGGCTATTGGTTCTTTGCAGAAAGATAAAGTTGTAAAACTTGGTGGGATGACTGATTGTTTTATGCCAATGGAATTAAAACACAGGAATACCTATAAAACTATAAAACTATTGAATTACTATAAAATCCATTATTTAATCGTTACTAAAAGTGCTATTGTGGCAAATGATGAATATTTGGAAATTTATGATAAAACTTTAGCTCATTTTCAGATAACAATTACAAGTACAGATGAGAAAATAAGTTCAAAAATGGAAAAAGCATCTTCACCTGAAAAACGAATTCAGGCAATTGAAAAACTATATAGCACTGGATTTGATGTAAGTGTGCGATTAAGTCCATTTATTCCTGAATATGTTGATTTACAGATTTTAAATTCAATTAATTGTGATAAAATATTGATTGAGTTTTTAAAGGCAAATCATTGGGTTAAAAAGTGGTTTAATATTGATTATTCAAATTACTCTTTAAAATATGGTGGGTACGATCATTTACAATTAACAGAAAAAATTAATCTTGTTAATAAAATTACAGGGTTTTCACAAAAAACTGTTGGTGAATACGTAAAAGAGCATCACGAGTATTTCAGAGAAAACGTAAATTACAATAAGAATGATTGTTGTAATTTAAACCCTATTGAAGTTTTGTGGCCAAAGCAACCAAAAATAAATTTTAACTAATATGGCAGGATTTTTCAATATAAAACAAACTGAATCTAAATCCCGACCAACTGGAAAAATCCTTTCCTGTGCTTCCTGTGGGTTGTATCAGAACTCAGAACATCCAAAAATAAAACCATCAGGAAACTTCAAAAAAAGGATTCTGGTAATAGGTGAGGTGAGTTCAAAGACGGATGATCGTACGGGTTCACAATGGAGGGATAAACCAGGGGAACTGCTCAGGAACACTTTCACTAAATTTGGGATTGATCTTTATGAGGATTGTTT